GCATTTCTGCTCCCCCCAGTTTCTTGCAACCCTCTCTCTTGCGGAGAGGTATCGATTACATAAGGTTAGTAACCTTAACGCGACGATAGTAGTGGTTGCGGTTAGCAGTGAATGTATCACCGTCTGTTGAACCATCCGACTTAAGAACGAATGGGTTAGCAATCATGCCGTAACGAGTCTTGAAGCCGATCTTTGGCTGGAAGCTCGAAGGATCGATTGCGCGAACCATCTGGAGAGGAACGTATGGGCAGTAGAAGAGACCAGCATCATATGCTGAACCGCCCTTATAACCAACAACGTAGAACTGCGATGCAGCGCCAGTGTTAGCTGAGTAAGGATCGATGTAGACCTTCTTACCGCTGATTGTACCAACAAACGTGTTGCCAGTATCATCAACATCAAGAGCAGGCGAACCCTGGAGGGCGCGACCGGTGTCAAGTACACCAGCCATTGCAAGAGCGGCTGCAACGTCTGACGAGCAGATGATGAAGTTACCCTTACCACGGCGTGTGTCTTGAGCGATTACGTTAGCATCACGCTCAATGTTGAACAGCAGACCCTTGAAACGCTCAACTGACCAACGACCATTCGAGTCAACGTCAAGATCGAATGTGCCTGGTGTAGCAGTTGAATGAGCACCAGTCTTAGCAACCTTGTAGATTGTACGAATGACTTCGCGGTTAATTTCGTTCAGGATTTCCTGAGACAGAATGTTTGAGAGTTCCGACTCAGCATCAAGACCGTGAATTGCCTTGAGATCCTGTGCCAGTTCAACCGTGTACTCTGCCTTTAGAGCGCGGCTCTTAGCAGTTACGGTTGTCTTCTCAATTGAGAATGCCATCTCGCCGAAAGAACCACCACCATCTGTGCCCAGAGCTTCTGCATCAGCAGTTGCTAGACCGGTACCAGTTGTGTAGCTGCCTTGAACTGGGTTTGAACCAGCGTGTGAGCCAGTACCAGAGAAGTCAGTGTCGGCTTCGTTGAAGAGTGCCTCATCTCCAGACTGCGAACCATAGCGCGACTTCATAGCGAAGATCAAGCCAGTTGGACCAGTCATTGGCTGAACGCCAGCAACGTCATATGCCATTAGATTTGGCAGTGAACGGCGAACCAGTGAGATAAGAATTGGATCATAGCGGTCGATTGCCGAAGCGCCCGAACCTGCGATGTTGTTTGCTGGGACGGCCTCAAACAGGGCAGCCTTTTCCTCGCGCAGTGCCTTCTCTTGGTTCTCGAGGACAACAGCGGTTACGGCTCTCTTGTAAGGGTCCTTAATCTCGCTCAGACCTGAATGGTTTAGAACGGGTTCCCACTTTTTCTGTAATTGCTCTGAAAGAAACATGTAGTTTTCTCCTTTTACGGTGTTAATCAATACAACTTATTTATAAAATTTTAAACTTTAGCCATTTTGTTGAGTGCATCAACATATTTGCTGACAGTAGATTCGTCTAAAAACTGTTCTGTATTATCGTCTACTAGTTTGTCCTCAGAAACAAATGTCTTCTTAGGAAAATAGTTTTCTTTAATTACATTAAGTTTTTCTTCAAAGATATCTGCATTCTCGAATTCTACATCAGTAATTAATGACTTGAACTTTTCAGCATCGGTCTTAGCAAGACCTTCCGCAACAACCGAAAATACGTTGTTCTTTTGGAGCTCAATGTTATTATTATGCAGTTCTACATTTGCAGAAATTTGCTCGTCTAGCTTGGTCTGTAAACCAGCTAATTTTTCTTGCATTTCACCTAGTACATCATATTTTTCCTCGGGAACTTCGATATAGTGTTCTGAGAACAACTTCTTCATTCCGTCAATGAAAGACTCAGTAATGTCGGCACGAAGACCCGATTCAATAGCAACCGCGTTGTCTTCTACCCACTTCTCAACAACATAATTTAAATACGAATCAACTTTATCTGTTAATTCTGTTTTATATTCTTCAATAAGAGTTGCTGATTCGGCAACCAACTCTTCTTCAATTTTTGATACTTTGTCGTTAACTCTAGCGGTAACAACAGCTTCAAAAATAGAAGATGCCTTAGCGCGGAACTCTTCAGTCAAATCTGAATTGCCATCAAAGAGTGCAGAGATGTCTGCATCAACTTCATCCGACTCAAGAGTATTGGCTTCTGCGTCAACCTCAACTTCTTCTTTGGCAACGTTGCCCTTAGATGAAGGTTGATTTACTACAGACTCAGTACCTTCTTTGTCGGTAAAGTTTGGAGCACTACCTGCACCACTTTGACTAATTGTACCTTTATTGTCGTGAATTGATGCAGCTTCCTTGGCGCCAGGATTTTCAGTTTCCTGATCTCTTTCTGAAGAGATGGTTGCGTCCTTAGAATCTCCTTGCTTTGGAGGAGTTGCGTCACCGGCTACCTTAGCTGGAATTGAAGTGTCTTTACCCTTGTCTGCTCCCATAGGACCAGCCGAAGGAGAAGACTCTGAACTTCCCTGCTTAGGATTAGTTGTATCACCAGTTTCAGCAAGCTGCTTTCTTGATTCTAGCAGTTCTCTGATTTTGCTCTCTACACTCATTGTTTTCTCCTAATATCGGACTCTATTCTTTATTTATAAAAGTTTTATCTTACAGATAGATTATGTAAGAATTTACTAAAGATTTCCAGTTTGGCCTCTTCAAGTTGTTTTTTGCTTGCCTTCCTAATAATCTTTTTTGACATGTCGCAATGCTGTTCTGTCCAAACACCATTAACAACAACCCATTCTTTATTTTCCATAATACCTCTTACGAAAGCATCTGGTGCTGATGGGTCAGCAACAATATCGGCCGCTGTGGCAAGATGGAAATCATCTTGCACAACTTGAATTCCATCTCTATCTTCTTTAAGAGTGCCCAAACCTCTTGACGAAACTCCAAGTTGACCACCAGACTCAATTAAGCCTCTGGCAATATTTCCCATAGGAGTTTCAGTAATTTTTGCGCGACCAATCCAATTATCGCCGTCTCTTCTTAATTCAGTTACAATATGTGAGACTCGATCTAAATTAATTGATGGACCATCTGGATGTCCTAGTTCGCCGAAAGCACGATTGTTCTCTACTGCCTCTTTCATGTAACGAGTGACTTCTTTTTCCATAACGTTGCATGGATATTTACGTCCGTTACGATTTGCAATATTAGACTGTAAAAATACACCTTCAATGTAAAGGTTCTTTTTACCAGATTTATCTTCTGTGATATAACGAACGTTGTCGTTTACTTCGGTAATAAGTTTCATTAACCTAGATCCCCTTGGTTTTGATGATCATAAGGTCCATAACCAGAAATCTTTACCATTTCAAGAATTACAGTGCCGCCATTACCGCCTGTAAAAGTCACATCAATATCTGAACCAGACTCTTCATTATCAGAGAAGCCAGCAAAATCCAACCAACCAGCACCCTGATCATTTAGTGTCCATAAAACTTGACCATTTCTGGTAATTGTACCAGCAGCACCCGTTGAAAGCGAAAAATAAATCGACTTAATATGAACTACTGGTGTACTGGTTGTTTCTGTAGACTTTTGAGTGTTGTGGCGAGAGCAATGGTGCCAGCTCCAGTACCACGAACCTTTACCACGCCGTGTACCTGAGTTAGTTTTAAAACTGAAACTGTTGCTGCCATGTATATCCCCTACTTTACCTTATTATTCTATCAGACGATTTTCTTTGCCTT